GGCGGGACTTACTACACTGCTCTTGATTTAAATCCGTTATATTTTACAGAAAACAAGGTGAAGATAGAAAACTGATTTTTAACAAAATAGTTATTTTAATCGAAAGGGGAGGACAGGAATGGAGCTAAATAAAGTTTATCCAGGACATTGTTTAGACGTACTAAAAACTTTTCCGGATAATTTTGTGAATACCGTGGTCACGAGTCCTCCATATTGGGGATTACGTGATTACGGGGTAGATGGCCAGATTGGATTAGAGGAAACGGTAGAAGAGTATGTATCGAATCTTGTATCTGTATTTAGAGAAGTAAAGCGTGTACTAAGGGATGACGGAACACTTTGGCTAAATCTTGGTGATGCATACGCTGGAAGTGGACGTGGAAGAAATGCAGATGGGAAAGGAAATCCAGGTAACAATCATTTTCAAAGTGTTGGCCAAGTTACTGGAATTGTTTCAATCACAAAATCAGTAGATGGATTAAAACCAAAGGATCTAATTGGTTTACCTTGGCGAGTAGCTTTCGCATTACAGCAAGATGGTTGGTATTTAAGACAAGATATCGTTTGGAACAAGCCAAATGCAATGCCAGAGAGTGTAAGGGATAGACCTACTAAGTCGCATGAATACATTTTCTTGTTAAGTAAGTCGCCTAAATACTATTACGATCATGAAAGTATTAAGGAGCCAGCAGTTTATGGCCAACAAGACGTTCGAGGTTCGGAAGGTGCATTTGGTCCACCACAAAGAGCGAAAAGAGCAAACAAAGAGAAAGGTTCTTTTAACGGTAAATATGGCCATGAAGCATTTAGAGCGATTCGGGATAAAAGAAATAAAAGGTCGGTTTGGACAGTATCAACAAAACCATTGAAGGAAGCACATTTCGCTACATTTCCGGAAGCGTTAATTGAACCGTGCATATTAGCCGGGGCACCAGCTGAAGGAATTGTTATGGATCCGTTCTTCGGTTCAGGTACAGTTGGTCGTGTCGCTACAAAGCATAATAGGAATTTTATTGGTATTGAATTAAATCCTGGTTATATAGAGATATCTGATAGATTACTAAATAATGTTCAGTTGGAATTAATAAATCATTTTTAAACAAAATTCTTATTTTGGAGGGAAATAGATATGATGAAGGTTTTTAAAATGAATGATATTGATTGGGTTTGTGCTGAAACTGAAGAACAAGCAAAGGAATATTACAAAGAAGAATGTGGTATTGATGATGAAGATTTAAATGAATACTTCGAAGGTGAAGTTAGTTTGCAAGAAACGATGCATATTAACGTTGATGATTTACCTTATGAGGAGCAACGACAGTGTCAAACAATGATGCATAGAGGTGGGGAGCTGGTTGTTTTAAGATCGTTCGAATGGGCGATAAAACAAAATAACATTACAAAACCATGTGTTATAGCTTCAACAGAATACTAAACAAAATCTTTATTTGAGAGGGGAACGAAATCGTGAAATATGATAAACAAGAATGTCCGAAATGTAGCAAGCCAGTTAAAACTTTGTATAGACCATCAATGAGTCATAAAGGCCCAAATCTTTGCTATTGGTGTAATCAGAAACGTGTTAAAGAAGAAAAAGCAATGAGCGCACAAAAATAATACAAGATCTCTATTTGAAAAAACGAACAAAAAGCACTACTGGATCCAGTGAAAGTTCGTGATTTAACACAAAATCGTTATTTGGGAGGGGAAAAGTAATGAATATACAAAAACGGTTTCAAAAAGCGATTAAGAAAAATAAAAAGGCGATGGAAGAGCTTAGAAATTATAAAAGTAATAGTGAACAAGTTAATAAAGCAATTACAGATAGATTAATAAAACTGAATGAAAATAATAAAGAGTTAAAAATGGCATTACATGTTAAAGCTGAATTTGATGCTGATGTTTCAGTGGAGGAGATATAACAATGTTTATTAAGGAATTTAAGGTGAATGGAGTCATGGTTGAGGGTCAAATCATGGGTAATTGGTCTAATAAAAGCTACTATGCTCTAAAGCTCGAAAAATTAAAAACAACAAACTTAGATGAAACAGAACTAGACGATTTGATATCCGAATTAGAAGGAATTAGCCAAAAGATAAAAGAGTCTAATGTAGAATACCAACGTGATTATAAAGAGAAGAGAGGAAAGAATAACTAAACAAAAACGCTATTTTATTAGAAAAGGGGAATGAGAAATGAAAATTAATATTAAAGCAGGTATTACAGAAGAGAAATATTTAGTCGGTGACATCATTGTTACTAATTCAGGAGAACCACATTTTATATATAAAGATCCATCAACAGCAAAGTATTCGCTTTTGAATTGCAAAATGGACACCTGGGCTTCTGGCTCCTTTGATACTTTGGATAATCTTATAGATGATCTGAAACGTTGGACAACCTTCAAGCATTATTCAAAAAACGAATATCAATTAGAGTTAGTACCTGTTGGAGTAGAAAACTAAGCAAAAACTTCATTTTAGTAGAAAAGAGGAATGAAAAATGAAGTTAAAGGAGTACGTCGTTTATAAAGGTGAATCATTGCTATGTATCGGAACTATACAGGAATGCGCTGATTATATGGGCGTACTTCCTGCAACGGTTCGTTTTTATACAAGACCAGCGTATCAAAGGAGAATAGCAAATCGGAAGAATGCTAGAAATTATATAACTGTTACGGAACTTGAGGGGGATGAATGATGAATACAGTAATTATTAAATTTGGTCAAGGTACACCAGCTTGGGAAGACATGACAGAAATAGTTAAGTTCTTAGGGAAACGTGGATATGCAATTGAACCTGAAGAAGAAATCGGAACGGTTAAATTAATTAAAGAAATTAAAGAAATTAAAGAAGAACCTGAAGTGCGTCATGTAAGTAATTTGCAGGTTGGAGATAAAGTGGTATGGGAAGATGAAATTCAAACAATTAACTTTATAAAAAGGGACGAGAATGGCAATTACGACATTCAAATTGATGGTTTTTATGATAAATTTTGCGGTTCATCTGAATTTGAAGTAATTGAATAAAAATTTCATTTTGTAGAAAAGGGGAAATAGTCATGACCACCAATCATAAGAAAAAGAAATTAAAGAAACGTCTTGCTCGACGTGCAAAAGCAGTAGAAAAATATCGATTTGAAAAAGCGTTCAGGAATATTTTTGTAAGAGCTGGTATTGTGAAATAAATCAAAAGTAAGGGCGGAATCATTAATGAGATTTTCAAGGAAAGCAGCACGTCATATTGGACCAATACGCTTTGCTAATTCTGGAGATCGAATGCATGGAGAAGTGACAGAATACACCTTAGATGAAGAAGAATTAAACAGAATCAGAAAAGAGCGGCCAACTCGAAGAAAAGAAGACTTTGAAAAACTAATACAGTTAGGTAACAGTGAATATACAATCATGGAAATGTGGGGATGGACGTATCCGCAGTTAATACAATTTAAAAAGAGATATGGCATCAAGAGAAAATACAGCAGTACTAGATAAGTGAAACCTAATAAATAGGGAAAGAAGGTATATGCTGCATGAAATACAGTGAAAAAACATTCCGTCAAGGTAGAAAGAAGAAACAGCAAAATAGAAAAACAGAACGTTTAACATCACATGATATTAAGTATTTGATGGGTGCCTACAATAAGCGTTGCAACGGAAAAATGGTTCATGTAATTAAGTAATTAGAAGGGAGCAATATTAGATTATGAGCGTAAAAGAAATGGGGAAGACAGGAAGAACGAGAAAAAAGAAATCAATCTCTTCTGCGATATTAAAGGAGATCGATAGAGAAGCCACAAAAGAAGCAGTTGAAGCGCAACTATACCAATATAAAGAGTACATGTACGAGATGGAAGAAGAGACTTTACCCAAAATAACGCCAAGTTATAATATTGCTCCACCGACATTTACAAACTCTTTTCACAGTAGCACGGAAGATACGGTTATTCGTAATATGGAGGATAACGCTAGACGTACAGTTTTTATGGGTAAAATAACGCGTGCGGTAAACAAATTAAATAAAAGAGAACGAACTTTAATTGTGAAAAAATACCTCGACTTTGAGGATTATATAGATAAAGAGATTAGTGAAGTTTTGGATGTGTCAGAGCGTACATTCTATAATATTCAATCTGATGCGTTTTACAAGTTAGCAATACATTTACGTGAATTAAAGTATTTGAAGAAGGATAAAGGCGCTCCGAAATAGCAGGAGTGCTTTTATTTGCAGTAAAAATGCAGATAAATAGCATAAAATATGCTTAAAGAATACACTTCAGATATGGTATTATGTTATTGTAGAGAAAAATATCTTATTACAACGTTACGTTTGATGCTTATTTAATTAGGTGCGTTTGATTATCTTTCAATTGAGAGTAGGTATACAAACGTACCCCTCCATATACCTTTTAAATATAAATATATTCTTAAAGAGTATATGGAGGGCGTATGTTCGGCGCCCTTACATCCCGTCCCCTTAAATTCTTATATTATGCGTGAGAGTACAAACAGTAAGAAAGAGCTTCTAAAATGAGGCTCTTTTTTTACACTCAATATTTTGTTTCGAAATGAGAGCGGGAAAAAGTGCCTCTTGCTCTCAAACGGTACAAAATTACACGGTTGTGCCGCGTAGCATTTGATTAAACGGCCGTTACTTAAATGTCTACAACCTCCATTCAGGGAATTATAGGATCGTTACTAGATTACAAGGGTTAAATAGTGTTATTGCTATATGAATGAATCGCGTTTCGAAAAACTCTCTATATTTTTAATATGTTGATTTCATTGATTTTTTTATAGGAATTACTTACGAAACTATTTGATCTACATCGTTTTAAGAACAGAATCTTCGACTGACGAAAAGAGGGACTTTTGTCTCTCTTTGGGCCAATAATCTTTTCTCTATTTGTTGAGTTATATAATTATTGTTGGTCCAAAGAGATATAAAATCTCAAAGGCTATACGGGTTAGTATCTCCGAAATGATAGTGTATCAGGATATTTTCCTGACAGCTGGAACGCGTAGGGGTGGGAACGCCGGAGAAAATAAAAGATTAACGAGAGTGCTGTACATTGATAGCGCTCTTTTTATTTGTGTACAGATTTAAATAAAGGAGCGTGAATTTTATGGCTGTTATGGTAGTTTGCTCTGATTGTAATAAGGATTATGAACAAGAGCTTAAAGTAGATAATCTTCCAGGGCGAATTGAGAAGTGTTATGATGTGTGCCCACATTGTGAAACGGAGCATGTTATGTGTTACGTAAACGATGTAATTCGCAGAGATCAGAAACAAGTCACAAAGATTCAAAAAAGGATTACTCGTGAAATGCATAAATTACGTAAACAAATAGAAGGTTAACCTATTAGGAAAATATAAGATGGAAATCAGGAAGATACACACAGATAAAATTAATAAGGACTAGGGAGGAAAAAACAATGGAATTAGAAGAAATGAAAGTACCTGCTGATATAACTTTAAAAATAAAAGTGGATGCAAAAGAAGCTATTGCTACGTTAAAAGAAGTTGCAGATGCTGCAAATGAGGCCCTTGAAGCCCTCACGAAGCTAGGCTGTAAAATTGGTGCTTTTCCTATTGAAAGCGAAGTAATAACGTCTTTAAAAAGCTATGTGACATCACAAGAGGTAAAAGTATCGGATACCTCTAAATAACTTTTTTAATGAAACAAACACAAACTCGAACAGGCATATAGGAGGTGGTGAAATGAGAGATGGCTAGAAAAAGAGATCCTAGACGGGATCAAGCTAAAAGTATTTGGATAGATAATGAAAAAAGCGGTAACGAAAATAAATTAGTAGACATTGCGAAGCAAATTGGAGTACCTGCTAGTACAATTCGTAAGTGGAAATCCCAAGATAATTGGGAAGAAGAATTAGAGAAAGAACTTAATAGGAACGCTCCTAATTCGAAAGAGAGCGCTCCTATTAACAAAAGGAACGCTCCTAAATCAAAAGGCGGGCAAATAGGTAATAAAAATGCCATAGGCAATAGAGGTGGCGCTGCTCCTATCGGTAACAAAAACGCCATAGGTAATAAGGGTGGCGCTGCTCCTATGAGAAATAGTAATGCAGTTAGGACAGGCGAATATAGAAGTTTGTGGCGTGATGCATTAGATGAAGATGAAAAAGCATTATTAGAGATTGAAGAAATTGATCCAATACAGGAATGTATAGATGCTATTCAACTATATGCATACAGAGAAATGTTTATTATGAAGCGGATTAAGGCGTTGAGAGAAGGATTAACACCGTTACAAAGATTGACTATAAAAGAAAGAAAGCCTGTAAAAAAAGAAATCCAGGTAGAAGATTTGGCTAGTAACTCCTATAAAACTATGGTTGTCAGAGACTTCGATATGGTAGAAATGTCTGTTCAAGAGACAGAAGGTGACAGAATAGCTGCTGTATTAGCTCATGAAGAAGCTCTGACACGTATTCAAGACAAAAAGTTAAAGGCCATAGAAAGGTTAGATTCCTTAGCAAATACAACTCCACGAAAACTAGAAATAGAAGAAAGAAAGTTAGCTATTTTAGAAGAAAAGTGGGAAAAAGAAAAAGGAGAAGCAGGAGAGCAACAAAGTCAGGCGAAAGCATGGGCTTCAAATTTGGAAGAGGTTTTCAAAAAAAGAAAAGCGAAAAGGGAAGGATCCTAATCGCTTAATCTCTATCTCTATAAAGTGCCTCAATAGCATTTTCTTTGTCTTCAGGTCTAACACTGCGATAACGAGTTATCATTGTTGGGCTTTCGTGACCTGTTAAAGTTTGAATTGTTTTATCGTCAATTCCTGCGTCTACTAAATCTGTAACAAACGTATGTCTGAATTTATGAGGGTTGATACCGTACTTATTACAAATTTGTTGAACGCTTCTTTTGCTAATTCTAGTCTGTCTATTACTTAAGAACAGCGCTTCTGCTGTACTTTCTCTTGATTTTAAATAGTCGGTAATAGCATAGCGAGCTTCTTTGTGCAAAGGTATGGTACGTTCTTTGTTCCCTTTACCTTGTCTAATACGGATAGTCCCTTGTCTTTCAGTGAAATTAATATCATCTATATCAAGTGCTACTATTTCGGCAACACGTATTCCTGCATAGATACATGTTAGAAGTATCGCTTTATCTCTTTTATTATTACTACGATCAACTTCTCTCATGATGCGAAGCACTTCTTTTCGTTCTAAAGCAACGGGTGCTTCACGATATAAGTTAGGAGCTTTAACAATTCTAATATCTGTAATGCATTCTGTTTTATTAGCAAACTGAGAAAACGATCTAATAGCAGCGTAGTGACCGTTAATAGTAGCAGAACTTTTCTTTTGTGCAGTCAGATCATCTAAATATTGTTGTACGTCTGAACGGGAAAAAGAATACAAATCTGTTTCTACTGCTCCTAGCCATTTTTCAAAGTGGAGCAATTTGTATTTATAGCCGCGAATCGTTTCTGGGCTTTTCCCCTGGTCTTTTATGTGTTCGATAAATTCATTTAGTATATGCATAAAAACACTCCTTTTAATTACACGCAATATTTTTTGGTAGATAAGTGCAGACGTACCATCGATAAACCCGCATTGATATGTTATGTATTATCTACATTATAGCGTGTAATATAAATTACACGCAATTATTATTTTAGGATTTAGGAGGAAAGTCTGATGAAATTTGAAATATTATCAATTCATGCTATTCAAGATACAATCATGATGCCGCCTAAGGAAAATCGTTATGAGGCAGAAATTAATTTAAAAACTAATATTTTAGGGCAATCCAAAAGTTTTAAAGAGAGGGTGGAACTATCTTCTATTTTAGCTAACAAAGTGAATCTAGTATTTGCTGAAGTTCAAGACTATATTGAACATATGAATACAGAAAACAAGTTAGAAATATTTTTGGACCCCTTTCGAGAAGAAGGAAGAATTGGTATTGATATTATCAAAAATCGTACGAAAGTGGATACGGTGTGGTTTTCTGAATTGGATCACAATCCTCGCGGGAATTATGTAGGTATTCAGGTTATGCAACGGATTAAAAAGGGTATAGGATGGGACTCTTCATCGAAACAAACCTTGTCAATCTCAATTAATGAGGTAGGAGTTGGGGCTGCTGTAGCGGACATATTAAGGAGACATTGTGAAGGCTGTAATATCCATATCGAAGGTACAAATTCTATAAAAGGATAGGATGTTGTGTCTATTATTAATGATGTAGCAGCAAATGAAGAGGTGCTACAAGAAATTATTTCAGAACTCCTTGAAATATATGTAGATGATCCAGCGGCTTTTGTGGAAGATATTCTTGAAGTAGAGCTTGACGAATGGCAAAAGAACGTTCTGCAAGATATAGCAGAGAATAAACGTGTTTCGGTTAGGTCTGGACAGGGTGTAGGGAAAACAGCAATGGAATCTTGGGTGATTTTGTGGTTTTTATGTTGTAGGCCTTATCCGAAGATTATATGTACTGCTCCAACTAAACAGCAGTTATATGATGTACTTTGGGCAGAGGTAGCTAAATGGTTAAATTCATCCCATATTAAAGACCTTCTCAAATGGACTAAAACTAAGATATACATGAGAGGGTATGAGGATCGTTGGTTTGCTACTGCGAAAACAGCAACCCGTCCTGAAAATATGCAAGGTTTCCATGAAGATTACATGCTATTTATCGCTGATGAAGCATCCGGGATAGCGGATGACATTATGGAGGCAATATTAGGTACCCTTTCTGGTACAGAGAATAAATTATTTATGTGTGGGAACCCGACTAAAACAAGTGGGGTCTTTTTTGATTCTCATAATAAAGATCGTTCTTTGTATAAGTCACACAAGGTATCTAGTATAGATTCTCCGAGAACAAGCCAAGAGAATATCGAAATGCTCAAAAAGAAGTATGGGGACGGTTCAGATGTATACCGTGTTCGTGTAGAAGGTGAATTTCCACGCGGGGAAGCAGATGCATTTATTCCTTTAGAGAATGCCGAAGCAGCGCGAATGAGGGAACCATACAAGATTGAAATCATAGAGGATGCAGAAGATTCAGTTGTGAAGGAAATTATCCCCGATACGGCATTAGTAGAAATATCTTGTGATGTGGCGCGCTTTGGATCGGATGAAACAGTAATTGCAACTAGAAGAGGTTGGAAGGTGCTGCCGCTACAAATACACCATCAAAGAGATACTATGTATGTAACGGGCTTAATTATTAAAGAGGCCAAACAGTATTTTGATTGGTGCAAGAAGATGGATAAACGTATTCCAGTACGCATAGATGATACCGGTGTAGGTGGCGGAGTAACAGATAGATTGAGAGAAGTTGTTGCAGAAAATGATTATCCAATCGATGTAATACCCATTAATTTCGCTTCTAAGGGTAATGCTGATTACGCTGGCATTGTAAGTTTAATGTATGGCCACTTTAGGGATAATTGCTTAGATTACGTTCAGTTACCGAGCGATGATGATCTAATAGCTCAATTATCAGTTCGTAGATATTCAATTACAAGCGATGGCCGTATACAAATTGAAAGTAAGAAATCAATGAAAGATAGGGGATTGAAATCTCCGGATAGAGCAGAAGCGGTTGTGATGGCATTTGCTCCGTTGTACTTGAAAAAACGTGACCGTACCAAACGTCCACAACGTCAGAGAAAGTGAAAGGAGGGAGATAACAATGTCAAATAAAATGAAAGTGCAGGTTGTTAAAGCAGAAGGTGCTACTGCTACTACTAAACAAATATATAAAGATCCATTCGATGGTATGTATCAAGCAGATGGCATTATACAACCGCCATTTAATTTAAAAGAGTTAAAAGAGATTGCAGAGTACTCATCTATTCTGCAACAGTGTATTGATGCATACACAACTAATATCGCCTGTTTTGGACTAGCTCCGCAGTATGCGATTGACTATAGAGCTGCTAAACCAGAAATTCAGAAAAAAGCGGATATAGAATGGGAAAGATTGCGATTCTTTTTGAAGTACCTTAGCTTCGATGAAATACCAGAAACTTTAGTGAAGTGGGCTCTTGAAGACCGAGAAAAAACAGGTAATGGATATTTAGAAGTTTTACGGGATGGAAAGGGAGAACCTTGCTCCATTGATTATATGGATTGTGAAGACGTGAGAGTTACTACATTTACTGATCCAGTGGAAGTTAAATATGCAGTGATGGTGGATAATAAACCTGTTGTTGCAGATGTACCTAAAATGTTTCGTCGATTTGTGCAAATTCGGGGAACAAAAAAAGTATTTTTTAAAGAATATGGTGATCCGCGTTTTATGAACAGCACTAATGGAGATTTTACGGATAAGCATAATGGAGAAAATGAAGCAAATGAAGTTATCCATTTTAAAATCGGTCCTGGTGCGTATGGAAAACCACGTTATTTAGGGCACATTCTTTCATTGTATGGTGCTAGAAAGGCAGAGGAATTGAACTTCTACTACTTTAAACAAGGGCGACACGTACCTGCTGCTATCGTCGTTGAGAATGGTCAATTGACTGAACAGTCCTTTACTCAAGTCCAAGAGTATATGAAGGATATACAGGGTGTAGGCAATGCACATAAATTCCTGTTACTTGAAGCAGAGGGGATAGATCAAAAAAAATTACAGGGTGAAGACGATGTAACACCTGTAAAGGTGCAAATTAAGTCCCTAGCAGAAATGTTACAGCAAGATGCGTTGTTCTTAGAATACGATATAAAGACCAGGGACAAATTACGTTCTGCATTTCGATTACCACCTTTATACACTGGTGAGTCGCAGGATTATAATAAGGCAACTGCAGAAACGGCTAAACAAGTAACGGAGGAACAAGTGTTTATGCCTCAACGTAATGTTGTAGCAGGGAAATTAACAACTGCATTTTGTCAATCTCTTGAATTGCACTATGTCTCTATAGGTCTTAAAGGTCCACGAGCAAGTGATCCAACAGAAAAAGCGAGAGCAATCGCTCCTATTATTGCAGGCGGCGGTGTTGTTCCTAATGATTTACGTGATCTTGCAGGGGAAATTCTAGGTAAGGAGTTAGAACCTTTACTATATGAAGGAGCAGATGATAAACCGTTTCAATTAATTACAAGAACAAATAAGACTGCTGCACCTACTCAGGTTCCAATTGAAAAATCAATGAATAAAGAGATACTAGATGTATTAAAAAACCTTCAAGACTATATAGAAGAAAAGGGAATATAGGGAGGTTCTAGTATTTTGAACACGACAGAGCGGCTATTAAAATCGATTAATCTTATATTAAAAGAGAACTCTGAAGATATAGCGGATGATCTACCAGAAGACTTACCAGGAGCAAGTGAGTTACAGGATTTTATAGATGAATTTGAAAAGAAAATAGCTAAGTTACTAAGAGAGCAGAAGAAATACTATGTTGATGCTATTAAAGATTATGGCGAAAAGGATGACATAGTAAATGAAGAACTGCTCTCTTATTTAGTAGATGATCTCTTTGTTAATGATAAGTTTAATGGAGAAATGGAATCCCTTACTAATGAAACTTTCGTTGCAGTTGTATCCCTTATAGCAGCAATTATTATGGAGTCAGTTGATCCAGATATTCTATTCGAAGAAATGTCTGAAGGCACAGAACAAGATATATCAGAATGGAGCAAACAACTTGCTTTATATATGAACAACACAACATCGAATGCATTAGAAAAAGAAGTAACAACTGCTGCAGTTGAAGGGAAAACCATTGCTGCATTGTTAATTACAATTAAGGGATTATCAGTATTTGCAAGAAGAAGAGCGGCCAACGTAGCAATAGACGAAATACTAACAGCGTTTTCTATGGGGCAGCAGGAGAGTTATTTGCAAAGTCCTGCTGTAGAAAAGAAGAAATGGTTACACACTGCAGGTACAAAGCATCCAAGACAAAACCACATCCAAATGAGTGGAACAATTGTGCCAGTTGATGAAGTCTTTCATATTGCAGGTTCTTCGGAAACGTGCATGTATCCGCGTGATGGTAACCTTTCACCGAAAGAAAGAAGGAACTGCCAATGTGTGGCTGTTCCAGTTATTAACGATGAGATTATTCGTATGAGCAAGAAAGATAAAGAGTCCTTACGACAGGATTTTTTAAATAGATCGGTAGATATAGTGAATAAAGAATGATGGAAAATCGTATGAACAGAAGAAGGGTGAGGCGCGATGGATAATCAATATCTTGTTATGGAAATTGAAAATTTGAACCTTAAGATTGAACAGTTAGCTAAAAACGTTAGTGATTTACAACGAGAGAAGGATGGACTAGTCCAAACCATAAATGCTATGTCAAAAAGTATTGATGATTTAAAACAAAAAATTAGCTCCTTAGGAAAGAGGGGGAATAATTGAAGATGAAAACAACTAAAGCAAGACCGGATTTAATTGGCCAAACTGGTTCGATTACACGTAGCATCGAAATAATTGATGCGAAAGAAACTGAGCATGGTGTATCGGTACGTGTGAGCGATAATGTTGGCGAGGTTTATTGGACTGATTTAAACGATGTGGAATTAGATTAGGGACAGATAAGCGCAAACGTGTTGCATTTAGGGGTGAGAGAATGAGGGAATTATTAAGAATATGGATTGTTCAAATTAGATGGGCAAACAAATATTATCGTAATGGTTTACCTTTATATTTTCTGCATAAGTTCGGAATTATTAAAGATCCTTCACTATGGTTAAGTGTGTATACATTTAAAGAGGATATTCGTTTTTGGTGGAAGGTAAGAAAGGGGATACCTAAATGAGTAAATTGAAAGAACTAAATAGCCAGTTAAATTTGAAGGGAGGTGAATAAATTGACAGTAAGAGAACTAAAAAACGCAAAGATTACTCATGTTTCTTATGTAGACAAAGCTGCAAATAAGAAACAGTTTTTCTTCACGAAATCCGAAAGGAAACCTACATTCAAAAAGAACATACAGCTATTAACTAAAGCAGATGATCCTAAAAAGCTTGTGTATGGCGTGGTATATGAGCCAGGTGTTGAAGATGCGCACCAAGATTTCATGACGGCAGAAGAAATTGAAAAAGCTGCACATGAATTTCTGAAAGATTCACGTGATATTGATAAGCAACATGATTTTGTACCAGGTGCAGGCGAATTAGTAGAAAGTTATATTGCACCAGACGATCTTGAAATTAATGGCCAAACAATAACAAAAGGGTCTTGGGTTATCGCTACAAAAGCTACTGATGAAGTTTGGGAACAAATACAAAATGGTGATATTACCGGATATAGTATGGCTGGAATTGCAGAAGTAGAAGCGCAAGAAGTAGTTTCTAAATCGGAAACGGGTGTTGTTAAGTCTTTCATGAGTCATATGAAGGCTTTTTTTAATGGTGAAAATTCGGCCGTTATTGAAAAAGGCGAAGTAAGAGATAACTATGTAAGGAATCAACAAAAACGTAACGTATGGGCTGCTTGGGATAGTTTAGAGAATGCTTACTGGGGTTCCAGATGGGATAACTATACAAACGAAGCAGTTGATTTTGAACGTTTACTTACGGCCATTGAAGATTTTTCGGAGATCATTCAAGAAATACGAGATGGTGGAGATGTAGCAATTGCTAAAGCTTTAGAAATTAAACCTGCTGCTACTCTTACAGAAGAAATTGAAAAAGCAGGTAAGAAAGTAAGTGCTGCTACTATGGCAGATATAGAAACTGCAAAAACAGCATTACAAAATATTATTGACCGCGTAAGCGATAAGGAGGACGACGAATTGAAAATTGAAGATATCACAAAAGCTGTACAGGACGCTGTAGCGCCAATTAATGAACGTTTAGATGCATTAGAGAAAGCGAATCAAGAAGAAGAACCAGAAACAAAGGACGATATTGTAAAAGCAGTATCAGCAACTCTTACAAAGGCATTAAAGCCTATTGAAGAACGTCTAGGAACAGTAGAATCTGCACGAGGTATTACAAAACAAGAGGAAAAGAAAGAAGAGCCTATTGAAAAAGCTGGTTCTTTATGGGATGGCGTACTTTAATATATTAAAATTCAGGAGGAACATGGAATGACAAATTTATTATCAAATACAGCTATTATTGAAAAAGCAGCTATGTCACTATCAGATTTAGCGACAGGCGGTAGATTAAATACGGAGCAGGCTAATGCGTTTTTACGTATGGTACAAAATGCTCCAACTATTTTAAAAGATTCCCGCTTTGTTCCAATGGAATCTGATTCTAGAAAAGTTGAAAAACTAGGATTTGGTTCTCGTATTTTACGACGTGGTGAAGAAGGAACGCCGTTAGCAGATAAAGATTTATCTGTACCAACAACAGGTACGGTTAAGCTAGAAGCAAAAGAGGTTATTGCTGAAATTAATATCACTTACGATACATTAGAAAATAACATTGAAAAAGGTAAACTTAAAGAAACGATCATGCAGATGATTGCAGAACGTGCTGCTCTCGATTTAGAAGAACTAATTATTAATGGTGACACGGGTTCAACTGATCCATACTTATCCTTATTAAACGGTCTGCGTAAGCAATCTAAATCTCATATTGTAGATCATAACGGTGGTGCTTTTGCCAAAGAAGTATTTAAAACTGGATACAAAGCATTACCAGCAAAATATATTCGTAATAAAAATGATTGGAGATTCTATACATCACAAGGTATTGAGGTTGAATATCTAGATATTACGTCAAACCGCCAGACTGCTTTAGGGGATGCAGCTATTAACGGTGGATTACCTTCTGCATATGGTGTTCCAGTCAAAGGTATTGCGATGATGCAACCTTATACTAGTGAGGAAAAGGTAGTATCGGATATCATTCTAACTCATCCGAAAAATATCTTACTTGGTATGAGTCGTCAAATCAGCATTGAAGTGGATAAAGATATCCGTGGACGTAAATTTATCATTGTATTAACGGCGAAAGTAGATACTAAGTTTGAAGAAGAGGATGCAGTAGCGAAAATCATCAATGTAAAAGAATGAGGTGATTAATTTTGTATTTTGCTAAATTAGTAGGTGGAAAGACTTATAATGTCATGGGCCATAACTTTGTAGATGGTATAGAGCAATCCGTAGATAAATCTGTATACAATTATCTAAGTAACAATCATATGTTCGAAGTGAGGGAAGGTGACGTAACAGAAAAACCTTCCTTTTCTGTTGGAGAAAAATATACAGAAGCAGAGTTAAAGAAACTCCATAAAACAGATCAAGAGGATATCATCCGTGCTCTTACAGTAGGGGACTTTATCCAGGAAACAAAGAATGAAAAAGAGCGTATTGAGCTAATTCTACAGCTACAACAAGAACAGGAGTGATGGATATGCCTATTATTACTCCGGAACGATTACTTAAATATACATGTATTGATGATATTAAAGAGCGTGATCCCAACCTGCTGCTAATGGATATAGTAGAAGCTCAAAATGAGATTTTTACTTTAACATTAGTGAACTTTGAAGATAAAGAGAGTTTCCCTACAGTTCCAGAAGTTGTTGAAATTGCATGTTTAAAGTTAGCTCAGTATTATGCCCTGGTTAATGCCGACGAAGCAGCACTAGAGCAAATGCAATCAGAACGTATTGGAAATTACTCGTATCAACGGCAATCTGAAAAGGTGGGAAATGGACAGTATCAAAGTACAGGATTCGTTAAACCGAACGTCCATTCTTTACTTTCTGAATGGATTAAGGAGAAACAAAACAACGGAACTGCGCGTATGCGTTTAAGGAGTATTTAATCATGAGTACCAGAGCATTTAAGCGAATGTTAATCCATCGCTGCACGCTTATTAAAAAAGGTGTGTTGGTGGGTAAAGATGAATACAACCGTAATAAATACGAGGATGTTGAAATACCTGAGGTTCCTTGTTTCTTTGATACTATTCGAAAGAAAGTAGTAAAGACGGATAAGAGTGTTGATACTATCGAACAAAATATTTTATTTATGCTTCCTTCTACAGATGTAGCAGAAGCAAAGTATGTCAAGGATGTTAAAACACTAGATGATATTACAATATTGTCTGGTGTTTTTGACATTCCAGAAAAGAAACCTATATATGGGCGTAAAAGGTTGCATCATTATGAATTGGAGTTAGAGAAGGTGAGGCAGAAGTGATGAAAATTCAAGCTCATAATTCTTTTAATCTTTCTATAATGGAAGCCCAGTTGAAACAAGCCCGTAAAGCAGCGGTGGAAGCAGCAAGGAAACCTTTTGCAAATGAAGCGAAGAGAATAACTGCAGATGAAGATCACGTTGATTCATCAAGGTATATCAATTCTATTAGTGAAAGAACAGACTTTCCTGCTGTTAATAAAACGGGTAGAGGGAAAATATCGCCCTCTGATGGTGATATAGTGAATGTTTTAAAAGAAACACGTGATACTACGGAATTAGAAACAGGAACTGCAGTAGACTATGCACACCATGTAGAAAGAAGATATAACATTATCGCACGTGGTTTGGATAACGCAGAGCCTGATATGCAAGATGCTGCTTCAAAAGAAATTATAAAAATAATTACAAAATAGGTGATAAGAAATGAATTATGTGAATCCCATACCACCTATTTGCCAATTGCTAATGGATCATAACATTCTATGCTATGGCAATAGATTCCCTGAAGATGCTGAATATCCATCTGTTTGCATACGTCCAGCAGGTGGGAATGGATATACTCGTTTGCAGTTGGTTGCAAGATCAGAGGATGATGATATTGTAGCGATGAATCTAGCCATATTAGCTATGAATACATTAGAAAAGTATATTTCTGATATAAAAGGTTTACAGGTGATTTGGTGTGAAAGAACAAGTAACCCTGTACCATTTACTGACAGAGAATCAAATAAAGAAGAAGCCTGGTGTTATATGAACTTAGAACACTTAGGATCATAGAAAGAAGGGGTATTATGACGCGAAATGCAGTTACTGATGAAACAGTAGGCGATTCAGAAAAAACAAATACAACGAAAAAGAAGCAGCGTATTCTACTTTGCGAAGGACCAGCAAAAGGGAATGGGGCTGCTTCTTTTCTATTACGTGAGGATTTAATTATTCATAAAAATAAGGAGTTGATTGTGGGAGAGGACATTTCTGAACACGAAGCAGAACTACTTCTACATGAAACTACATGGAACTTTAAGGAGGTAACAAAATAATGGCAGATTTATTTACAGTTAATCCAAATAATATTATCGGTGGTGCAGGTCGATTAGTTACGGCAGCATATGGTACAAAATTACCTACAACAATTGAGGAAATCATTAACCCTACAACGTATGTTTTAGCTGAAGGGTGGAAAGATGTAGGGGCTACTAAAGAAGGTATTAAGATTGGCCGTAGCTACGATGAAGAAGAGATTGAAGTGGATCAGTTCCAAGGACCGGTTGAAACATCTATTACGAAGTGGACACATGATTTAGCTACACAATTAATGGAGTATACAATTGAAAATAGACAACTTGCTTTAATTGGTGGCCAAATTCTTCAAAGCGCTCCTAAGTATGGTACTCCTGCTAAGACAAAAGGAGATTTAGGGATTGGGGCCACTATTATTACCTTGGATGAAGCTGCAGGACAAGATTTTAAAGCAGGTGGGTATTTACGTATTGGTGCAGAAACTAAAAAGATTGTTGCAGTTAATGGTGCATCTGTAACAATTGATACAGGGATTTCTACTGCTGCTAGTGCAGAAACAGATGTAACACCTATTACAGCGTTAGGAACGAAATATATCGGGTTTGGTACAGTCTCAGAGGCACCTTTATTCTCTGCTGCTCTAATTACACGAAATGAAAAAACAGGAGCCTTAGCAGTCGCTGTTTTCCGTCGTGTTAAAGTTTCTGGTGAGTCTAAAGAAATTACAAAAGGAAAAGAAAAATACGCTATTCCTCTTGCATTTAAGGCTTTTGCTGAGAGTGGTGTACCAACAAATGAAAATGTGTTCTATGAAATTGAGCAAGTAATTTAATAGCTTATGAAATAGATTAGGAGGAAGAACAAATGAAAGATATGAAAAGTATTTTAGAAGGTATCGATCTTGAAAACCATATCGGAGAAATCACTTTAGATAGTGGCCAAAAGATGAAATTGCCTAAACTAACTACAGGTAAAATTATTAAGCTTGTTACGTATATCGGAGTAGAAGGGTTTAGTATGTGGGAGGATATCCGCAGTACAATGATCCAAAACGATATAAGTACCTGGGCAAAAGCTGCTACAATTCTTTCTTCACTAGAGGATGAAAAGATTGTAGCGATTCAAGCAATCTTATTAGGAATTACACCGCAGGAGGCTTTAAAATTTTCTCCTGACGAAACTTTAGATATTTTCATCGGATATGCGGAGAACACAGATCTGGGAAAGCTTTATTCAAAAATTCAGAAGCTAGTGAAGACGATGTTCAAGAAGGAACTTCCGGACTTCACAACTCTGCTAAATCAAATGTTTCCAGTGCAACAAGTAGAAATGCAGGATCAACCTGGACAGAATTCGTAGAATCATTAATTGAGCAGGTTGAACTTGTATCTTCTTACTATGGATACAATGAGGAATATGTCTTGAAACGCTCTTTATCATGGCTTAGGCGTAAATGTGAACAGCTTGCATATGAAAGGTATAGCAAACATGTTCAAAGCGTAAATGGGCAGGTACAGGGGCTCTTAATAATAATAGATAAGCTGTTCGGTGACGGACAAAATACAAATACGATTCTTCCTCCTACTCTTGAAGAAGCGATTGAACAATCCGAACTTCACCAATTAGAACATGTTGAAGTTCAAAAACAACAGAATCAATACGATAAAACGCAATGGTGGCTAAAACCGAAAGGCGAATCTGAATCGCCTTAGGTTTTAGCCTTTTTATATTGGAGGGAAGGAGGAAATCATTTGAGTAATGTAGGAAAAACAACTATACAGATTCAATCGGATTCTTCACAAGCTAGAAGAGATTATGAAGCCTTTTTTCGCTTTGTAGAGAATGGCTTGAAACGTTTAGAAAATGTAGCGCGTTCCACAGATCCATTACAGACCTTAGCAAATAAAACCAGTCAACATACAGCGACTATTATCGAGCAGCTTAATCGAGTGGGGGCAACTGCGGAGAGTGTTTTTAGAAGGATAGATGCTGCCGGAAGAGGAAGCGGGGCTGGCAATTCATTAAATAGACAATTGCAGCAAACTCAACAAGCACTTACTGCTACAGACCAAAGAGCTCGGCAGTCTGGTTCTGCATTTAATGAATTAGATGGTAAAATCCGCGTTTTAACGGCGCAACTTCAATCAGCATCTACGGGTATGGGTGGGTTTTCTAATAGTACAGAACAATTGCGCGGCAGAATGGAAATTATGCGTAATTTAACAGATCAGTACCGGATAAAATTAGAGCAATTACGCGAAAAGCATCGAGCCGCTGCTTCTGCAGAAGGAGAAAATGCTCAATCAACGCAACGATATGCCGAACAGATTCATCGTACGACAACTGAAATTAATAGATTAGATCAGAGTATGACAAATGCTCAAACACAGTTAAACCAACAAACCAGTATGATAGGCCGTTTCACTAACGGTATGGAGAATATGGGCCAAAGAATGCAAAACTTCGGCATGACCATGACTACAACGTTTGGAACTGCAACATATGGATTAGGCAGGTTCTTAAAATCAGCAGTTGAAGAATCGATGAATTTCGAACAACAGATGGCAAATATCAAAGCCGTATCAGGTGCTACAGCAGATACAATGGACGAACTCTCTAAATTAGCAGTTAAATATGGGGAAGATACAAAGTATTCGTCCGTTGAAGCAGGGAAAGGTATTGAAGAATTAATTAAAGCAGGTGTATCACTAACCGATATTATAAATGGTGGTCTTGAGGGGGCACTTAACCTTGCAACTGCAGGTGAATTAGATTTAGGCGATGCTGCTCAAATTGCTTCTACTGCTCTTAATGCCTTTAAAGCAGATAATTTATCTGTAACCGATGCTGCCAATCTTTTAGCCGGTGCTGCGAATGCATCGGCAACTAACGTTAAAGAAATGCAATACGGCTTGTCTATGGTCTCGGCAGTAGCAGCTGGTGTTGGGCTAAGTTTCAAAGATACAAGTACCGCGTTAGCATTATTTGCCCAGAACGGGCTTCGCGGATCGGATGCAGGTACGTCATTAAAAACGATGATGGCCAATTTGATACCTAAATCTAAAGAAGCATACGAGTTGTTTAGTGAATTAGGATTGATCTCGTTTGATACAGGAAAAGCGATGCAATATTTAAGTGAGAAAGGTGTTAAACCTGCTTCTAATTCGTATAAAGATATTATGGTTTCTTTAGAAGAATATGCGGCTAAACAAGCTAAAGTTAAAGTAGGATCATCCAAAGCAGAGGAGGCATTCAAAAAATTAACATTTAGCACAGGAATCATGCACAATGCATTCTTTGATGCTAACGGAAATTTAAAAGGAATGGCCGATATTGCAGAAGTAGTACAAATGGCAATGGAAGGACTTACAGCGGAGCAAAGGCAGTCGTATCTGTATACGTTATTTGGTTCGGATGCTATCCGTGCTGCGAATATCTTATACAAAGAGGGCGCAGACGGGATTAAAAACATGTATGGTGAAATGTCTAAAGTAACAGCGTTAGATGTTGCTAATACAAAAATGGAGACCACTAAAGGGCAAATAGAGGAGCTGTCTGGTGCGTACGATACATTAAAGAAAACGATAGGTGATGCGTTATTACCTACAGTTAGAATGATAGTATCTGCATTCCAGGGGCTTGTAGATTGGTTCAATAATTTAGATAAGTCTACTCAAGAAACAATTGCTGGTACAGGGTTGTTAGTTGTCGCATTAATGGGAGTAGCAGGTGTAGTAGGCGTACTATCACTAGCGCTAGGAGCGTTGATAGCAAATCCAATAGCATTGGCTATTACAGGAGCAGTTCTAGGATTAGGTTTACTAGGAGCTGCCGTAATGAAAGTTTCTAATGATGTAAAACAAACCACTGAGGATTACGATAAATTTGGTGGGGTTGTCAGTGAAGGAACTCGTAAAGCTGCTGGTGCTTATGTAGATCTAAAAGATAAAGCTATCAATAATATGATCTTGTTAAAAACGCAAACTGGAGAAGAAGCTCAAAAAGCCGCTAATCAAACGATTGAAATCTTTAAAGAAATGACTAATAAGGTTGTTCAGGAATTAGAGAGTAAGAAGAATGGCTTTAATAAAATGTTTGCAGAATTAATGCAGGTTGTTCCGGAAAGTACAAAAGACAATCTAGAGAGGGTCCAAAAAGCGGTTATTGATGGATTAGAGGCAGAAAAGAAAGTTGCGATTGAAGCAGGTAAGATTTTAGAAGAAGGTATTAAAAAATTTAATGGTGATGTATCTAAAATGCCGCGTGATTTCGCGCAAAAATTTAATGAATCATTAACTGTATTGGATAAAAATACAAAAGTATTTTATCAAAAATCTAAGGAAATCGCCCAACTTACACAACAAATTGGTGAAGGTGGCACATTAACATACGGAGCTGCTAAAAAGAATTTTGAAACTTTTAATAAGGCATTTTCTGACGGTATTGATGGATTAAAGAAAAAAACAAAAGAGTGGCGTGAGTCTATTGAAAAAGATACCACTCTTGATCCTACTAAAAGAAAAACGGCATTAGATTCAATAGAGTTATATGAGAAACAACATACAGCCAAGTTACAAAAAACACGTTTAGAAGGGTATAACGCTCTTTTAAGTCACATGTCTCAAGAGGACATGCAGCGTTTAGCACATAATGCAAAAATGATTGAAATAGAAGATAAAGGCTGGTTAGAAAAAATCAAAGTAGCCTTGGAACGTGGTGAAGATGCTTCTGAGGTATTCAAACGTTACTTGGATGAAACGGAAAAATCAGAGAAAGCATACCAGGATAAATCCCTTCAATATGAAGCTAAATATACAAGTGCTAAAATTGAAAGCTTAGGCATGTACATCCAAGAATTGCAAAAGGGAAATGATTCTTCACGTGTACTAGCAGAAAATATAGCAAGAAACATTGACGGCAAACTTAAAGTAGACTTAGGTCCTGCAGGGCAGTACACAATTGAAACGTTCTTAGAAAAAATTAAAAAGGGCGAAATTGATGCTGAACAAATTGCTACGGCGAATGCTAACAAGTTAAAAGAAGTATATAAGGTTGACCTTTCTCAAAGTGGTATCGATTCAATGAAGAAATGGATTGACGGTATTAAGAGTAAAGATACTGCAGAAGTACGTGAATTCTTAGGCAGTAAATTACAAGGTGACACAGTTATTGATTTAGGGATATACGGGAAAATGACTGTTGATACATGGATTACAGGATTGCAACAAGGAACGTTAAGTTTTGATACAGTATTTCAATATTTCCATGACCAAGTAAAAGCTGGTATGAAAGTTGATAATTCAGAGGAAGGCATTAATAATGTTCAAACTTTAATTAATGGGATGAAGATTGGAGCAATCGCTATTCCAGAAGCGGCCCAACTTATAGGATTAGATATAAAAAATAATTCTAAAATTGACTTAGGTGAAGAAGGGCAATTTACAGTTGCTACATTAGTAGAGGGATTGCAAAATGGTTCTATTAATGCTGAAATTGCAGTGAAAGCTATTGCAGAGTTAATTAAAGGCGGAGCTAAATTAGATTTGACTCAGGTCGGATCAGATACAAGCCAAACGCAAGCTAACGGGATTTCTGGTAATACTTCTCCTGAAATAGCCGCTACTAATAAAAAGAACGCCGTTGAGTCTATCTTAGGTGGTACTACCGATAGTGGCGGAGGAAATAAAGCCGGGCAAGAATTAGGAGACGGCATTATGTCTAAACGGGGATTCATTAAAGGTAGTGCTTTAGATAGCGTTGCTGCTGCTCACGAAGGTTTTAATACTATTAATGGTCAGCCTTCAGGAAATAAAGGTGGCGTTGATTTTGCATCTGGTATTCATTCTCAAAAGGAATCTGCTAGAAATACTGCACAAGGCAATGCTGGAGCAGCTGAGCAAGGTTTCGGTACTATTAATGGAGATCCATTAGGTTTAAAAGGTGGTAATGGTTTTGCTGGTGGTTTAAGGTCTACACGTGATACAGCACAAAACGCAGGGAGTGATGTTGCATCAGCAGGGGAACGAGGGTTAAAAAGCTCTAATACAGAAAGTCTAGGTTCTCATTTTGCATCTGGTTTTTCTAGTGGTATCCGTAATGGTAAAAGTCTGGCACAAAGCGCCGGAGAAGCTCTAGCTTCAACTGCTTTTGAGGCAGCGAGAAGATGGTTAGAAGTACGCTCTCCATCCCGTAAAGTGAAGAGAGAAATTGGTTTTCATTTTGGTACAGGATTTGCAGCAGGTATTGGAGAGTCCACAAGAACTGTTGTAACTGCATCACGTAATCTAGCCCAATCTGCATTTTCTATGTTAGATCGTTTTACAGATGATGCTGATGGAACCGCCTTTGCTGCACCTTTTGTAAATAATGTATCCAGTATGACTGATAAAGTTATGACGCATTTTCAAACGTTTGAAAATAAGCTTACCAACGCAATGGATAATGTAAAAGATATTTTGGATCAGAATCTTAGTGGTGATATCAATTTAGATGTTGCTACAGAAAATATAAAAAAGACATTGAATAAGGCACAAATGAATCTTTCCGATAAGTTTTTATATAAGCCAGATAACAAAGTTCCCGCTTTGTCCGCAGATATGCCTAACTTAAATCAAATAATCACAGCAGCGCAACCTACTGCTTCTAATGACAGAGAAATTAATTTGACAGTTAACCTTACATCTTTAATGGACGGTCAAGAAGTTGCAAAAATAACCGCTCCATATACTACTGAAATTCAAGAGCGAGAAAAAGAACAAAGAAGCCGTTTTAAGGGGTGAGAATATGAATGAATACCAAAGTTTCACCTTTAACAATCAAAGAAGAAATTACATTATAATGCCCATTGGTCGTAAACGTCCTGCATGGGCACCTATTAAGCGGAATTTCCTAAACATTCCGGGGAGTCCTGGGGCAAAATTATTAAATACTGAAATTGAGGCGCGTCGAATTGACGTGCCTCTTATTGTTAAAGGAGCAGATATTGGAGATTTACAGAAAGTTAAAGAGGATTTAGCTGATTGGTTAGTGACTAAACAAGAATGCGAATTGATTTTTGACGATGAACCGGATCGTACTTATTTAGCTGTTGTAGATGGCTCTTTTGATCCAGAAGAGCTAGTGAATAGAGGTAAAGGGATTGTTACATTCGTTGCAACTATGCCTTATAAGTTAGGAAAGGTAAAAAAACATAAATTTGCTAAAGAAGGGGTTACAGAATTAACATCTTCTTTCGAGAATACTGGCACTGAGGAAACGCCGCCTCGTATTGAAATAAATGTTAAACAACCTGCTACATTTTTAGATGTATTCTTTGACGAATCTCCAGAAAATCGTAACTATTTTAGACTTGGACATCCTCTAACTGTAATGCAAAAGCCAGCTCAGCAAAGGGAGCGGGTTATGTGGGATGATATGTCTACTGTTATTGGCTGGACACCGATTAAAGGCACATTTGATGATATGAAAGGCACAGGGGAATTAAAAGTAAAAGATGGGACTGGCTTGTATTGTCCTTATTATGGCGAAGAAGGAACAGCAGGGTTTCATGGTGGCCTTGCTAAAAAAAATATCCCTGGTGGTCCACTGCAAGATTTCGAGTTAGAAGCCTGGGTACATTTACAATCTAGAAATGCAGATCAAATGGGACGTGTGGAAATCATTCTGCTCGATGAAACGAGCAATATGGTAGCACAAATTAATATGAGCGATTTATATTGGGAGGCTGAAATCACTAAGGCTCATATGACGCTTGGTGATAATGCAGTACCTGGAAGTAGGCGCCTATTAGTTGAAACTAGTGGCGCGTATTCTAATACATTTAATCAATTTTATGGGCGCCTTCGTATTGCTAGGAGAGGCAGAGAATGGTCCGTTTATGTAGCGCGTTTTAGAGACGGTACAGAGATTGATGATGCATCTTTAGTAGAGCGTTGGACAGATTCTGAGACTAATCCGAATCCCATGACAGCAAGAAAAGTCGCACAAGTCATGATCGCGATTTGTCGTTGGGATAGAAATACGCCAGTTTATACTATGCAAATTGACGACCTTAAAATTTGGAAGTTAAACAATATCGACACTAATGCTGTACCGTATATTTTTGACGCAGGAGATAAAGTGGTTATTGATTCAGAGTATGGACATGTAACGATCAATGGTAAAAATGCTATTGATCTAAAAGAAGTAGTTTCTGAGTTTCCGTTGATAGTTCGAGGAGAAAATCGGATTGATATTAGACCAACGGAATTAGATGCAACAATTAGTTATAGGGAGCGGTTTAAATGAAAAAAGTCAGTGGACTATTTCATATCGTGGATTTTAAAACAGAAAAGATTATTGCAGTTCTACAACCCAAAGATTATTACGATGATTTAAGACATTGGGAATTAAAAAGTAACATTGATACCCTGACATTTAAAGTATTAATAGACAATCCTAATGCAGATGCCCTAATTCAGCAAAATTTAGTTTTAAGACAAACTAGAGACGGTCGTTTTATTCCGTATGTAATTGAAGAAGCCATTCAAACGAAAGATGGAAGATTTATAGAAATCTTTTCATCTGCTGTATGGGTAGAGATTGCTCAATCAGGAATTATACGGCCGCAGCGTATTGAAGGTAAAACAGTTAATGAATTTATAAATATGGCTCTTATAGGTATGAAGTGGAAACTAGGAAAAACCGATTATGCAGGATTCCATACAATGACTATCGATGAATTCATTGATCCACTTACCTTTTTAGGGAAAATAGCTTCTTTATTTAATTTAGAAATACAGTACCGTGTAGAAGTTTTTGCTAATAGAATTGTCAATTGGTATGTCGATATGATAGTAAAACGTGGACGGTATACAGGTAAAGAAATTAACCTGGGAAAAGACTTAATTAATGTTAGAAGAATTGAAAATACCAGAAATATATGTACAGCTCTTGTAGGTTTTGTAAGGGGCGAGGGTGACAGTATAATTACCATCGAAAGTATAAATAATGGGCTTCCTTATATTGTAGATAACGAGGCCTTTCAGCGTTGGAATGTAAAAGGGTTTCACAGATTCGGATTTTACACACCCGAAACAGATAATCAGAATATGACACCACAACGTTTGCTTACTTTAATGGAAATGGAAATTAAAAAAAGAAAAGCTGCTTCTGTTTCATATGAAGTAGATGCACAAAATTTAGAGCGTGTAAAAGGATTTGAGCATGAGCAAGTAGGCGAAGGGGATACAATAATTATTAAAGATCCAGGGTTCAAGCCTAAGCTTTATTTGGAAGCAAGGGTAATTGCTGGAGACGAGTCCTTTAAAGATCCTACTGCAGAGAAATATCTGTTTGGTAATTATAGAGAAATTACAGATCCGAACGAAGAAATGCGAAAATTATACAATAGGCTCCTGGGGCAATTAACTGGTAAGGCAAACAAAGAATTGTTGGAGCAGCTAGAAAAATTGGTAGAAGAGAACGGAAAAACAGTTGAAACCATACGAGAAGAGTCTAAAGCAGTTAAAGAGTTAGCAGAAAAAGTTCAAGAAAATTTGAAGAATAATACCGTTAATATCATTGAATCTAAGCAACCACCTACAGAGAATCTTCAAATTGGTAAAACAATATGGAGAGATATTAGTAATGGTAAGCCTGGTATTTTAAAAGTATGGAACGGTAAAGGCTGGGAGCTCCTTATTCCTGATGTGGAATTAATTAAAAAAGATACACTGGAGCAGGTTAATAAGGATATTAAACTCACAAAAGAAGAATTAAATAAGAAAGTGGAAGAAGCGCAAGAAGAAACCACTGGACGATTTAATCAAGTAACAGAAAGCCTTCAAAAAGTTACGAGAACTATTTCTGATGTACAAAGAGATCAAGGTGAAATTGATAAAAAGGTAACCAAGTTTGAACAGGATTCTGAGGGATTTAAAACTTCTATTGAAACATTAACGAAAAATAGTACTGATACTACAAGTAAAATCAACACCTTAGTAAATGATGTGGACGGAAATAAGAGAGTTATTTCTGAAGTTAAAGAAAGTGTAGCAAATTTTAATGACGATGTAAGAAACTTGTTAGTCGGTTCTAAATCTTTTGATGGAGCTTTGACCATTGCACAAGCAGACAATCGTTGGTGGCTTAAGTCAGCAGATAAAGTCAAAATTTCGAAGGATGTTTTTCAAGGGAATACAGTCGTAGAAACTCAATCATCATGGACCGCTTTAGCTTATAACTTCAAAGATTTAGTAGATCGAAAAGTTATAAAAGTAGGAGATAAAGTAACCTATTCAATTTTTACTCGTGTAAAAGGTTTACCGAACGGCCAAGACTTACAACACACTTTCTATTTTGCAGCAGGGGCTACCGGCATCCGTCCAAATAAATCTACTAATCAATGGCAAAGTGTAAGTGTTTCGTTCGTAGTGACAGCGGGCATGATGGCATCAACAGGAACGGATAACGAGAGTCATTTTCGTGTAGAACCTGACGTAAATCCTCCTGCTGGTTGTTGGTATCAGCAAAGTTCACCACAATTGACTATAGGTAGCAAAGATTATTCGTGGCGACCTGCTCCTGAAGATCTTGCAGATGGGAATGTTTTAACCAAGGTAACAACAGAGATCAAAGAAGCAGCAGGGAAGATTAGTGAAAAGTTAACAAAGGTAGAAACAAAGGTTAATAACGATAAATCTGGAGGACGTAATCTGTTATTAGATTCAAATGCTAAATACGAAAAAACAGATTATCTAATCAATCCATATTCTCTAACTGAAAATTTTGTTGCAGGTGAGGAATATACTTTTGTAATTAAAGGAAGTGTCCCGCAGGGTCAACAATTTGGAATTTGGCAGAATGGTGGTTCAAATAATGTTGGATATGCAACAAGTGCCTATGCTAACGGAATAACTTATGTAACTTTCAAAGCTGTTGCAACTACAAGTGGGAATGAACGGAGATTAAACTTATATAATTATCCAAATAATGCTACAAAGGCAACTGTAGAATGGGTTGCTTTATATAAAGGGAATAAGCCACAGGATTGGACACCAGCTCCAGAAAATCAAGTCACAAATGATGAATTCACTAAGAAAACAACAGAGATTGAAAAAAGTGTGGATGGTATTAAAGAAAGTATTAAAACGGTAGAAAAAACACAAACCTCTTTTGATGAACGTGTTAACACTGTAGAAAAGAATGCAGAAGGAACAACTGCAAGTGTTAAGAAATTACAGGAAACACAAACTGCGCAAGGAAAGACGATTAGTGAGGCTACTACAACAATAGGTCAACATTCTGACGCATTAAAGTTAACAATGAAAAAGAAAGATGTTGAGGATTATGTTGGTGGATTGGGTTCTATAAATGATCTACGGAACGCTGCATTCGCTCAGGGCTTCAAATACTGGACACAAAATGGTAATAGTGCTGTTATTGACTCTTCTGTAACATACAGAGGCTATACAACGGCTAAATTACATGCGACTGGATTGACTGAAGATAAATGGTATAGCCTTCATCAAACGATAGACGTAACTGCTGGTGAAGACATTGTAGCTTCGGGTTACTTTATGTCCAATAACATAGGACAAGGTTTCGTGTTAGAAATTGAGTATCTAAATGCTCAGGGCAGCCGAGTTTCACAATCATCAATTGGTATCGATGTAACTGCAAATTCTAATTGGATTAGGGTTGTTATTTCCGGAACAGTTCCGACTGGAGCTGTTAAAGCACGTTATAAACCGTGGGTGAGAAGAAATGGAACCTTATGGATTGCGTTACCTATGTTGCAGCGTGGTAAAGTAGCTACAGAATTTTGGCTACATCCGAAAGATCAAACGGATATTGATAAAATGATAGATGATATTGCTAATAAAGTAGCTACCGAAAAATACAATCAGAAAGTTACAGAGTTAGAAAGAAGTATTAGTGCTAATGAAAAAGGCGTTTCGATCATCACAGGAAAACAAGAAACGTTTATAAATGAAACTTATAAAGCTTATGTAACCAAAACAGAATCTAGGTTAGAAGTGTTAGATGAAGGGATCTTAGCACAAATTTTAAAAGACGGTATCATTACTTCTATCAATATGTCACCTGGTAAGATTATAATCGATGCTGAGAAACTGAATATTAATGCCGATACAATGGTGAAATGGTTAACTGCAAAAGGGATTGATACGAATCTTATTAGAATTGACGGTGATAAGATAACCATTGATAAAGATGGCGTAACTGTTAAAATGCTAGACTTCCTATTCCAAGACGAATGGGGAACAAAAACAACTGCGGTATCAAGAAGAAACTTGATAGCAGATCCCGACTTTTCTAGTGTTACAAAGAAAAACATTGGGCATAACGATTATTATGGATTTGAAGGTGGATACGGTCTTACTTGGAAGTCGTGGGGCAATGTAGTAATAGAAAA